CTGAACTGAGATGACGATCGTACAGACACTCGGCGCGCTGGCGAACGTGAACGCGGGCTGGATGCCCATGACGGGCAGCGGCGCGTTGCGGCTCTACGATCAGTTCACGTATGACTACCTGACGATCTACAAGACGCAGCCGAACGTGCGGACGTGCGTCGACTTCCTGGCGCGCAACATCGCGCAGCTCGGGCTGCACGTCTTCCGGCGGGTATCGGAGACGGACCGCGTGCGGGTGCGCGATCACTGGCTGGCGGAGACGCTGAGCCGGCCGTTGCCGGCGGCGTGCAAGGTGACGCGGTACCGGCTGATCGAGGCGCTGATGGGGGACCTGGGCGTGTTCTTTAACGCCTATTGGGCCAAGGTCAAGCCGCCTGATCAGCGCTTGGGGCTGCTGCGGCTGCCGCCCGAGTGCGTGACGGTGCAGGGTGGGCTGAGCCCGAGCGGCTACGAGGTGACGATGGGCGGCGTGCGGACGGTGCTGGCGCCCGAGGCGGTGGTGCATGTGCGGGGCTATAACCCGCTCTCGCCGATCATGGGCCTATCGCCGCTGGAGACGCTGCGGCGCGTGCTGGCGGAGGAACACGCCGCGGGGGAGTACCGGGAGTACTTTTGGCAGAACAGCGCGCGGGTGAACGGCATCGTAGAGCGGTCGCTGGAGGCGCCGGAATGGAGCGAGGCGGCGCGCAAGCGCTTTCAGGCCAGCTTTGCGGAGGAACACGCCGGCGCGCGCAACAGTGCCAAGACGCCGGTGCTCGAGGACGGGATGACGTGGAAAGAGGCGAGTTTCAATGCTCAGGAGAGCGAGTACCTGGCGGGGCGGAAACTGACCCGGGAGGAGTGCGCGCGGGCGTACCATATCCCCCTGCCCATGGTGGGCATATTGGACCATAGCACGTTTTCCAACATCAAGGAGCAGCACAAGAACCTGTACCAGGATGCGTTGGGCCCGTGGCTGGCGCTGATCGAGCAGGACATCGAGTTGCAACTGCTGCCGGAGTGGGGCGATGCCGGGGACCTGTACGTCGAGTTCAACATCGCGGAAAAGCTCCAGGGCTCATTTGAGGAGCAGACGACGGCCTTCCAGAGCGCGGTGGGGGCGCCGTACATGACGCGCAACGAGGCGCGGGCGCGGCAGAACCTGCCCAGCCTGCCGGGCGGTGACGATCTCGTGACGCCATTGAACGTGCTGACGGGCGGCCAGGCGTCGCCGCGGGATAGCGCGCCAAAGGCGGGGTCGCCGGAGCGGACCAAGGCGGCGGCGGAGGTCGATACGCGGGTGCCGGGATTGCGAGAGCGGCATGAGGCCAAGTGGCGCGAGGTGTTGGTCCACTATTTCGAGCGGCAGGAGGCCGTGCTCCGCAAGCGGGCGCCCAAGGGCCGCAATAAAGGGATCCTCGAGGATCTACTCTTTGACTTGCAGCGCTGGGATGAGGAGTTGGCCGCGGACCTGTTCGCGCTGAACGTCGCCACGGCGACGGTGTGGGCGCGGCTGTTGGCGCGGCAGATCGCCCTCGACTTCCAGCAAGACATGATGCTCGAATATCTGAGGGAGAACGCGCGCATCTCGGCGGAGAACATAAACGCGGCGACTGTGAACCAGGTCGAGGAGGCGTCGCTGACGCACGACCTGCTGGAGGCGATCGGCACGGTGTTCGTGGTGGCGGTGACGGTGCGGGCGGCGGAGATCGCTGTTTCAAAAGTCACGACGGCGAGCAATTTCGGCACGCAAGAGGCGGCCCGGCAGGGCGGGCTCAAGACCAAGACGTGGCAAGTCAACAGCGCCAATCCGCGGGACGATCACGCCGCGATGGACGGGGAGACGGTGGGGATCGGGGAGCTGTTCAGTAACGGCATGCGCTGGCCGGGGGACCCGGCGGGGGGCGCGGAGAACAACGCCAACTGCCAATGCTCGGTGGCGTTCGGGAGGTAGGCATGCCATGGACGTATGACGATCCACCGGCGGTGGCGCAGAATTGGAGCGAGGCACAGCAACGGCGTTGCGTGGACGCAGCCAATGCTGTGCTCGAGGACGGCGGCACTGAGGAGCAGGCGATCTATGCCTGCATAGTAGCGGCGGGGAAGAGGCAGATGAAGATCAAGGGATTCAGGGGCGGGATCGAATTCAAGGGGGATGGAGACTCGGGCGAGTTCCAGGCCATCTTCAGCCGTTTCAATGTGATCGACCACGATGGCGATGTGACCCTCCCGGGCGCGTTCACCGAGGCCCAGAAGGTGCGCGTCTCCTATTGGGGACACCGCTGGGGCGATCTGCCGGTGGGTCGGGGCGAGATCCACCAAGACGGGGAGAAGGCCTGGATCGACGGCCATTTCTTTCTGGATACCGAGGGTGGTCGCGAGACCTACCACACGGTCAAGAACCTCGACGAGCTGCAGGAGTGGTCCTACGGCTTTGACGTGATCGAGGGGGCCGAGGGCCAGTTTGCCGGCCAGCAGGTGTACCTGTTGAAGCGCCTCGAGGTGCACGAGGTGAGCCCGGTGATGTTGGGGGCCGGCATTGGCACCGAAACGGTGTCGATCAAGGGCCTATCGATGGCCGACCCGGCGGACATGCAGCAGTTGCACGATCTGTTGGTGAAACTCGGCGCCCAGTGCGCTCAGGCGAAAAGCGGGAAAGACGGTGAACGCGATGCCGACGGCCAGACCCGGAAGGGTGCGCCCAGCGGACCATCGCCGAGCACCCTCGCGTCGCGTATCGCGCTGGAGCTGATCGAGTTTGATGTCTGAAAATCGCTTCTAGGAAGGGAGCAAGATGACACTGAAAGAGCTTCGTGAGAAGCTGAAGGCCGCATTAATGGCGGCGCAGGCGATCGCGACGACGGCGGACGAGGCAAAGCGCGACTTTACTGCCGAGGAGCGGCAGAAGTTGCAGGGCCACCTCGAAGAGGCCAGGAAGTGGAAGGAGCAGATCAGGGTCGCTGAGGGCGACGAGGCGATGCGCAAGGCGATCGCGGATATGGGGTTTGGCGCGCCGGACGGCAACGGCGGGAAGGCGCCGGATGGCGGCACGGCGGGCAAGGGGAAGACCCTCGGTGAGCAGTTCGTAGGGTCCGAGGTCTACCAGAACTGGATGCGCGCCGTGGGCGGCAAGAGCGGCATGATCCCGGAGGGGATGGGGATCCAGTCGCCGGCCGTCGAGTTCAAGAGCTTGCTGCGCAAGGACCTGATCACGGGCGCCAGTGATATCAGCGCGGGCGCGTTCGTCCAGACGGACTATACCGGCATCTATGAGCCGATCGGCAGGTGGCCACTGACCCTGCGTGACCTGGTGGATATCCGCCAGACGCTCAGCGATACGGTAGAGTTCGTGCGGCAGACCAAGCAGGTGACCGAGGCCGCGCCGGTGCCCGAGGCGAATGTCAAGGACTATACCGGCGCGACCGGCGAGATCGAGGGGCGCAAGCCGCAGGGCGCGATGTACTGGGAAAAGGTGTTTGCGCCGGTCAAGACCATCGCGGTGTGGGTGGGCGCCACCCGCCGGGCGCTGTCCGATGCCGCCCAGATTCGGGGCATCATCGACTCTGAGTTGCGGGACGACCAGGCGGAGGAGTTCGAGGATCAGATCCTGAACGGCGACGGCATCGGCGAGAACTTTACGGGGCTCGCCAACACCGCCGGCATCCTGCAGCAGGCGTTTGCTGTGGACGTGTTCGAGACGGCCAGGAATGCCCTGGCGACCATCCGGGTCATCGGCAGGACGAGCCCGACGGCATGGGTATTCAACCCCATGGACTGGGCCGCCGTCGAGCTGATCCGGGACCCCACCGGACGTTTCTATGGGGATGGGCCGTTCCGCACCGGGCCGCGGCAGCTGTGGGGTACGCCGGTGGTGGAGTCGTTCCTGAAGAGCGCCGGCACGGCGTATCTGGCGAACTGGCGCAAGGCCGTGGTGTGGGATCGGGAGCAATCGACGATCCGCGTGACCGATAGTCACGAAGACTGGTTCATCCGCAACATGATCGCCATCCTGGCCGAGATGCGCGCGGCCTTTGGCGTGATTCGTCCGGCGGGGTTCGTTGAGGTCGAGCTGAGCTGAACGCGTGCGGGTGATGGGTTGTGAGAGGAGCCCCGGTTGCAGGTTGCCGGTGACAGGTGACAGGTTACAGGTGACGTGCGATCGGGGCTCTATCCGGCAGCTTCGGAGGGCGGATGGGCGGGGGGCGGGTACACATTCTATGCCGGAACTGGCAGGAGGATCGGATCATCCCGCGGATGGCGCGGGCGCTGAGCGAGCGGCTCGGGTGGACCGTGTCGGGGACGGCCGAGGCGTGCGACGTGCTCTACCTGAGCGCCTATTTCGAGGCGCAGAAGCTCACGCGGTGGCCCGACGTGCCGGTGGCGGCCTATTTCACGCATCGCGAGGAGGAGCCGCCCGGGAACGCGAAAGCCAAGCTGTACGATAAGGTGGCCGGGCAGGTCCAGTTGCGGATCGCGACGTGCCGACTCTACGCGCGGCTGCTG